TATGAAGTACATTCCTTCTATCGCTTTTGAGGAGATGTCAGGCTCCGCAAAAGGAGTGACCGCAGCCAAGGTGCGTGGTCGCAAGTACATCAGGAACCGCGGTTACGGCGGTGGATTCAAGACTTCGGCTCAGGCAGCTGTGAAGTCAATCTTCAAGCAGCTCTCTCAGAGCTGGAAATCTCTCACCAATGCTCAGATCCTTGCGTGGAATCAGCTCGCAAACACGCAGAAGGGAAAGAGTGTTCTCGGAACCTCGTCGAAGATCTCAGGTGCCAACCTGTATTCTCGTCTGAACTTCTGGATCGTCAAGTGTGGCGGCGTAGCAACCGCAACTCCTCCTACCCTCGTAGGTGTAGATGCTCCAGCTGAGGCAGAAGTGGACTACAGCGCAGCTGCGTTCACATTCCAGCTGACCGACATGCCTGATTCAACCGAGGATCTCAAGCTCGTCATCATGGCGTCTGCTCCTCAGAGCAACGGTGTGACCAAGGCTTACAGCAAGGCTGTCCAGATTGGTGCTCCTCGTGAGATCGTAGATGCAGCAATCGACATCAAGGCAGAGTACGAAGCTGCGCACGGTGTTCCAAACACAGCTGCTCCTAAGGTGTTCATGAAGTATTTCTTCGTAAACGCAACCACTGGAGAGAAGTCTGGTGAGATGCTCGTTCAGGCAACTTACGCAGAGTAATCCTGCATGTCCTCCATCCTCATCACCCCGTCCGCCACAAGGCTGGCGGGGTTTTGTGAAACTAATGTACAGCAACACTTATGAAAGCATCATCTAAAGCGCTGGAACTGATTAAGCAGCTTGAAGGACTCCGCCTCAAGGCATATCTCTGTCCAGGTGGAGTATGGACCATTGGCTACGGCCACACAGCCGGTGTCAAATCCGGTATGGTCATAAGCAAGGCTCAGGCAGAAGAGTTCCTCCTGTCAGACATTGCAGTCTTTGAGAAGGCCGTCAATGACCAGAACCTGGATCTCACTCAAAACATGTTCGATGCCCTGGTATCGTTCACGTTCAATGTAGGAGTGGGCAACTTCAAGCGTTCAACTCTCCTGTGCAAAATCAAGGTCAATCCGTGGGACAACTCCATAATGGACGAGTTCCTTCGCTGGGTATATTCCAAAGGACGTGTCCTTCCTGGACTCCAACGAAGAAGACTGGCTGAGATGAAGCTGTACTTCTCAAAAGACTAGCATTATGGAAAACACCAACACACTCGACTTCATCGGAACTTATATCATTCCGACAGTCACAGCTGCGGTAGGCTGGTTTGCGGGTTCCAGGAAGCGAAGAAACGACTTCCTTCAGGATCTACAAGCCTCTATTGCTCTGCTATCATCAGAGAATAAGAAACTGCTGGAAGACATCACAGCTGTAAATACTGAGATCGTGGCAGTCCGCAAAGAGAATGAAGAACTCAAAGCCTCCGTGGACCGTCTCTGCACTGAGAACGCACAGCTCAAGGATGAAATCAGACAGCTAAAGGAGAAGATGCTATGAGACGATATATAAGATTGCTGACCACTTTATTGGTCCTGCAAGGTTGCTGTCCGAAGTTCTATCCTCAGACCACAACCACAGTAGAACACTTTGAAGTTGTCAAAGAGGTTGTTCGAGACACAGTAGTCCAGGTACAGCCTGACTCTTCCATCCTCCAGGCTCTCATCAAATGTGACTCCACAGGACGAGCAAGACTCCAGGAGATCCAAACCCTCAAAGAGTCAGCTCGGCTCCAGCAGTCCATCAAGATGGAAGCAGACCCACTACCCTACCAGCCGACAGTAATAACAGTCAAAGCCACAGTCGACTCAATGGGAATCTATCTCACCTACAAAGACCGCTTCAAGGAATCAGTAGAAACACGCGAAATAGAGACCATAATCGAGAAGGAAGTCAACATCCTCCACTGGTGGCAGAAACTCCTTATGTGGGTAGGCGGAATAGTACTAGCAATAACAGTCGGATGGATAATCGGAAGACTTGCCACAAGATATCTGTGAAGCCAGCTGACACAACAGTAAAATCACTGGCAAGATCACTCTTGAAGAGGTCCTGATGGACGGCATAAATTACTTGCCAAAACAGAAGATAAACATAGAAAATAAGTACCCAAAGTACATTAAATATTAGCGATAAATCACTATATTTGTACCGTAGGAGCATAACGGAAAGTTATGGATTGTAATAGATTACATTTTATCTCCACAAGAAAATCGTACACTATTTGTACCTTAAACTTGTAAGTTGTTGATTATCAATATAACTTACTTACTGCATCGGAAAGTAATTTTTGCACTCTAACGCCCACTAACAAACACTAATGCCTATAAAAATCGGCTGAAAATCATACAAAATAGACAAAAAATCCCGAGAGTTTATCAACCACTTTCGGGATTTTTTGCGTTTTAACGGAATTATGCCCCAAAACATCATTTTTTGTAGGCGTTGGTGTTTACGAGAACGCACCATTCTCGACCTCGGTGTCCAATATCTTCTCAAAACCGTTTTCCAATAAATAGATTTCGCCCATTTTGCAATGAGCTGCAACGAGGTGAAATGTAGTGCAATGAGCCGCATCTGACACGGGGTGAAAAGAATTCTACTTTCTATTCAAAAGGCGTCGTTTATAGGCAGAAGAAGTCATTCGCATCTTTTTTACAAATAAATCATCAATCCACAAACCTTTACTTACAACGCTCTCCTATACTTAACATGAATATTTACTCAAAATAATTATGACAAGCGAAAGAAAAGCATTAGCATTTGAGCAGCTACCTGAGCTCATTCAAATTCTGGTAGAGAGAATCGAATCACTCGAAAAGACAGTTCGTGAGAAACATCAACCCCTACCACTCGAAGGAGAGTTGATGAGCGTGGAAGATCTGTGTAAACTACTTGGCAAATCAAAATCCGCGGTATATCGAACGGTGAGGTATCGGGATATCCCGTATATCCGACAAGGCAATAGGCTTTATTTCGACCGAGCGACTATCAAGAAGTGGCTCGATAAGAAGCACCATTTGGATGCAATTACTCGTATGGAGCAGATTGAGAAGATGATGACTCTCGACCCGTGGCGTTATAGAAATCGACGATAACAGTTTGCGTATTACTCATTAGCGTTTTGTTAAGGCGGCTCCGGCCGTCTTTATTATTATATATTATGATTATAGCAAAATTTTTCATATCTTTATGACAAATTATTACGAATAAATAACACAATATATATGAATAGAATAAAGGAAGTCCTTGAAGCAAAGGGAATTAAACAGACATGGCTTGCCGAACAACTCGGCAAGAGTTTCAGTATTGTCAATGCCTATGCGTGCAATCGCCGCCAACCGAGCCTCGAACAACTCTTCGAGATCGCCAAAATTCTTCAGGTAGACCCAAAAGAACTAATTGGAAGTAATGAAACGAAATAATAAAACATATACATTCATTGACTTGTTTGCCGGACTTGGCGGTTTCCATTTAGCATTACAAGAGTTGGGGCACAAATGCGTTTTTGCCTCAGAACTTAAAGATGACCTAAGAAAATTATATGAACTGAATTTTCCAGGAACTCCGATATTGGGAGATATCACTAAGATTAAACCAGAGCAAATACCTCCTCATGACATAATATGTGGCGGATTTCCTTGTCAACCATTTAGCCAAGCTGGCAAACAACAAGGGTTTAAAGATGAGAAAAATAGAGGAAATTTATTCGACTATATTTGTGCCATTGCTAAGCACCATCACCCTAAATACATTTTTTTAGAGAATGTTGCAAATCTAAAAGGTCATGACAAAGGCAATACATGGAAGGTAATATATAGCAGATTACATGACGAACTTGGATATGATGTGAAGGAAGCGATACTTTCTCCACATCAATTTGGAATTCCACAACATCGCAAAAGGATATACATTGTTGGTGTAAGAGAAGATATGGGAGGATTGGATAATTTTAGTTTTCCAGAACCCACATACGCATCTTGCAGTATAAAGGACATCATAGATGACACAGACACAGATTATATCCATCTAAAGGAGGAAACACGACGTCACATTGAAATATGGAGTGAGTTTGTTAGACTTGCTGCTGAAAATCGCTGCAAGTTACCAGGGTTTCCTATATGGGCCATGGAATTTGGAGCGACATATGACTATGAGGATGTACCCCCGTGCAACCAACCGGCAAAGCAACTAAAGGGGAAACGTGGCAAACTCGGGCGAATTATAACTGGAAAGAGTCATATACAAATGATGGCACAGTTGCCAATATACGCTCAAGATAAACGAGAAGCCGGAGAACAATTTCAAGATTGGAAGATACGATATATTAAAGAGAATAGAGATTTCTATAAAATAAATAAGACATGGATAGACGGATGGATTCATAATATTCAAGACCTTCAAAATAGCCATATGAAGTTTGAATGGAACTGTGGAAAGGATGCAACAATGACCCTTAATGATAAAATCATACAGTTCCGAGCCTCAGGAATTAGAGTTAAACTACCAACATTTTCTCCTGCTCTAAATTTGGTTGGTACTCAAATTCCTATCTTCCCTTGGGTACGTGTTCCTGATTCTGATCTACCAGGACGATATATGACGGTTAAGGAGGCTGCTAGAATCCAAAAAATGGAATCGCTGTGTTTTGGCAACGAAAGCTTTCATATGAGCCCAACAAGATGTTTTGAAGCTTTGGGTAATGCTGTAAATGTCGATGTTGTGAAACGTATTGCTGTAGAATTATTAAAATAATAGATATTATGGAAAAGGTATTTGAAATACACGAGCTAAATATCCAACCACAAGCTGGAGTCATTGGCGTGTTTTCACGCTTAAACTATAAGCCATGGTATGCTATTGCTGAGTTTGTTGACAATTCAACTCAGTCATTTTACTCCCATCAAGAAGAACTTGCTGAGCAGGGAATAGACGGTGTTGATATATACATAGACTACGATGCTGATAAAGATATTCTAACTATCGTTGATACAGCATTCGGTATGGAGTTAGAAGATTTTTCCAGAGCGGTCAAGATTGATTCTCCTCCAGAAGACAAAAGT